TAACTAGAGTATCGGATAGAGACGGACATTTAATTCACTTTGGTACAGAAACAACTATTGGAGATCCTACAACTCAACAACCAATGTTTATTAGATTTTCTGATCAAGAAGACATAGACGTTTATGAGCCAACATCTACAAACACAGCAGGAACATTTAGCTTAGATAACGGATGTAGAATTGTGGCCGCAGTAAAAGGTAAAGATTATATTTTAGTATTAACGGATCAAGCAGCTTATACTATGCAATTTGTAGGACCTCCTTATACATTCAGTATTAGAAAAGTTGGATCTGATTGTGGTTGTATGGGTCAAAATGCAGCAATTTTCGTAGATGGTTATGTATTTTGGATTGGGAATTCTGGAAGTTTTTTTGTATATGACGGGACAGTTAAAACACTATCATGTTCAGTAGAGGACTTTGTATTTACAACAGTAGGAGGTAATTTAGGTATTAATTTTACAAATAAAGATTTAGTATTTGCGGGTCATAATAGTTTATTTTCAGAAATTAACTGGTTTTATCCACAAGAATCATCAACACAAATAGATAGGGTTGTTACTTATAATTATGCAGAAAAAACTTGGACTACAGGAACACTTGCTAGGACAACTTATGAAGATGCAATAGTTTTAGAAAAACCAATTGCCACAAGATATCTAACTACGCTTACTCCTAATTTACCAATCATAAATGGTATATCTAATGGGGGTACTTATGCATTTAAACACGAAATAGGAGTAAATGAAGTTAATAATTTAACAAATGGAAATTCAACAAGTAATGCTATTTCTGCATTTATAAAATCAGGAGATTTTGATTTAGATATAGAAGGAGATGGTGAATTTTTTATTAAAATTAGAAGATTTATACCTGATTTTAAATATTTAGATGGTAATACTAAAGTAACATTAATATTTAAAGCATATCCCGCAGATTCAACCACGCTTCTAGGACAAACAACTGTAGGCCCCTTTACAATATCTTCAACAACCGATAAGATAGATACGCGTGCAAGAGGGAGACTTGCGAGTATTAAAATTGAAAACGATGCAATAAACGATAACTGGCGTTATGGAGTATTTAGACTTGATATACAACCAGATGGCAGAGGTGGAAGTGGACCACAAACATAATGGCTAAAATTAATATAACAATACCAGAACCATCAGAAGTGTATGATAAAGATACACAACGACAGATTATACAAGCAATAGACACTGCTAAAACACAATTGAATACATCCTATCAAGAAGACTTAAGACAAGAAGTAGAAAGGTTTACTTGGTTTAATGGCTAATATTTATAAAAATGCAAAAGTAGATTTAACAACTTCAGCTGTTACAACACTTTACTCCTGCCCTTCAAATTCTAGAGCAATTATAAAATCAATATTAGTATGTAATGATAGTGCCGATGTAAGTACTATAACAGTTACAATCACAGATTCAACTACAGCTGTTTTTGTTTTATTTAATACAAGTAGCATAGGCCCAAGTATAACAAGTGAATTATTAAATAATCCCATAGTTATTCAAGAAAATGAAATATTAAAAGTTACCGCTGGTAATTCAAATAGACTTCATGTAACAACTTCTATATTGGAAATAAATAGAACAGACCAGAATGGCTAGAAAATTAAGTGTAGGTAATGGTCAGTTTATTAAACAGACCAATAAAAAAAGACCCGGCAGACATAGTAAAAAACGTAATAAAAGAAACGATAAAAAGGAGTATTGTGGACAAGGTAGACGTTAATAATATATAATAAACTGTTATGAAAACTACAATAATAAACGGAGTAGAAGTACCTGTATTACCAGCTAAGGTTGAAGAAATAATTAAAAATAAAATTACAGGAGAAGTATATAACTCTATGGCTGAGTTTAATGCTGATGTAGCAAATCCTAATACACCAACACAAGCAGAACATTTACAACAAGACGTTAAAATAACAGTTGCATCTTTAGAGGTATTTGGTAAAACTCAATAATGAACCCCTACGGTGGCACGGAAATTCAATTAGAGTATTTACATAAATACGTAGATAAAGATTTACTTAATAAAGTTCAAATAACAACATCCATCCCAGAAAAAACTCCAATAGATTCAACTAAAATAAATATACTTTGGGTGCATAATAGTTACGATCAACCTAATTTATATCCTTGGTTTAAAAATAAACTTAATCATAGAAAATATGACTGGTATGTATTTAATTCACATTGGACCTATGAAAAATATAGATTAATATTTGATATACCTACGGATATTTCTTTAGTTATTAAAAATGGTTTTGATGATGATTTAATAGTTAAAACAGATTTTAAACCTAAAGAAAAATTAAAACTTATTTATACTTCAACACCATGGCGCGGATTAGATGTTTTGTTAAATGCTATGGAACAAATTAAAACGGATAAAGTTGAATTAGATGTTTATTCAAGCACACAAATATATGGAGATGCATTTAAAAAAGTTAATGATGATCAATTTATTAAACTTTATGATAAAGCAAAAACATTAAAGTATGTAAATTATAAGGGGTATATTGATCATAAAGAATTAATGAAAGTGTTACATACTTATGATTGCTATGTGCACCCATCAACATTTGAAGAAACCTTTTGTTTAGCTGCTATGGAATCATTAGCCGCGGGACTTGTTGCAATGACCACGGACCTCGGTGCTCTATATGAAACATGTGCAGAATTTCCAATATACGTTCCTTATTTAAAAGATAAAGAAGCTTTAGCTAAACAGTTTGCAGGAGCCATAGATATGCTACCTGATTTAATTTCTAATGTTGATGAAAATAGAATGAAATTTCAAATGCAGTACTATAGACAATATTATCATTGGAATGTAATAAAGACATATTGGGAGAGATTTTTAAATGGCATCTAAAACACCTATTAGTATATTTGTAGCAACACCTGTTCATTCAGACGTATCCATACATTATTTTAAAGCTTGTTTAGAATTTCAAAAAGAATGTTTTGTTAGAAAAATTCCTGTGATGTTTCAAGTTATGAAAAGTAGTTTAGTTACACAAGGAAGACAATTATGTGTATCTGGTTTTATGGGTACAAAAGCAACTCACATGTTATTCATTGATTCAGATATATCTTTTAATTTTAAAATGATTGATAGAATGATAAACTATGACAAAGATATTTGTCTTGTGCCTTATCCTATCAAAGGATTAGATTTTGAAAAAATAAAGAATAGAATTAAAGAAGGTTCTACTCTTGATCCAAGAGTATTAGGAAATCAATATACGATGTCAGTACCAGATCCAAGTAATGTAAAAGTAGATAATGGTTTTATAGAAGTTGAAAGAGGACCGGCAGGTTGTATGTTAATTAAAAGACAAGTCATAGAGGCTTTAATAAAAGAATATCCAGAATTTACAATTAATCAGCATACCTTAATTGATGGTAAACTAGTAACAAGAGAACATATGTATAACTTCTTTGATACCTATTGGGATCCTCAAACTAAAACTTATACAGGTGAAGATTTTTACTTTTGTAAACTATGTAAACATGCAGGTATTAAAATGTATGCCTTAGTAGATGAATATATATCTCATCATGGAGAGTTTAGTTATACTGGCAGATTATTAGATGAATTTAAGTTAAGTGATAAGGTCACTCAAATAGAGGGTAAATCAATTAATAGTAACATGGTACCTGAAGATATTAAGTAAGGATATTGTAGATATACCTTTATTTAGTTATAATAATGGCTAGTTAACTAAATAATATTATGGATCCCTTCACAATTGCATTAGCCGTATTTGGTGTATCCAAACTAACAGGTTCTTCAACAAAAAACGCTTTAAAAAATGCCTTTCTAGCAGGTACAGGTAGCTATGCAGTTGGAGCAGTTGGCGAAGCAGGGGCACTCGGAGGTTTTGGACAGGGCGAAGCATTCAGTGGAATTACAAGTTTACTCAGCGCAGCACCAACAGCAGCAACAGGAGTGGAAACAGGAGTTGGAGTAGGAACAGGATTAAATACAGCAGCAACAGCTGCAGAAGCAGATGCATTAACAAAATTTGGAACCATAACACAACCCGTAGCACAAGATTTTGGTTATCAAGCTGTTACTCCATCATCAACTGGTTT